TGTAAACAATAGTACAGGTAAAACTTTTATTTCTGGTGCATCTAATGATGTAATAACACTAAATGGTTCAACCAAAGGTGGATTAGCAGGAAGTATTATTAAAGTTACAGCAGTTGGTTCAGCTAAGTATGCCGTTGAAGGTATTGTCTTAGGCTCAGGAACTTTAGTAACTATGTTTGCTGACGCATAAGGAGTAAATTATGGCTGATACAGTAACATCACAAACCATCCAAGATGGTGAAAGAGTTGCTATTATGAAATTCACTAATAGTTCTGACGGAACTGGTGAATCTGCTATAAAAAAAGTAGATGTCTCTGCTTTGGCTAACAGTAGCCAAGGCAAGGCATGTACTTCAGTTAAAGTAGCTAAAATATGGTGGGCTTGTAGAGGTATGGGTGTGAATATTGAATTTGACGCTTCTACTAATGTATTAATTACAGGCTTACCTTCTGACTCTACTGGTGATGAATATTACTCTGATGTTTTTACGGGTATTCCAAACAATGCGGGATCTGGTAAAACTGGCGATATTGATTTCACTACAGTAGGACATAGTTCAGGCGATACTTATTCTATTATTTTAGAATTAGTAAAAGACTACGAATAATGGCTGAATATAAAGGCAAAAAAGTAACTTTGAATAGTCCAAGAGCTCTCCGTCAAGGAGAGCCTGGCTATGGAAAAAAAAGAAAAGTTGTTTTCGTTATGGGATGTAGTAGCGAAAGCAAAAGAGTAAAAAGAATTACATTTGGTGATGCCAAATTAGGTATGCACAAAAATACAAAATCAAGAAAAAAATCTTATTGTGCTAGAAGTGGCGGAATGAAAGGTACGACAGATAGATGTAGTGCTAACTATTGGGCTAGAAAAGATTGGGATTGTTAATATGGGTGAAAAAACAAAAAAAGACGCTTGTTATCACAAAGTAAAAGCCAGATATGATGTTTGGCCTTCTGCTTATGCAAGTGGAGCTTTAAGTAAATGTAGAAAAGTAGGAGCTGCAAATTGGGGCAATTCTAAAAAGAAAAAACCAATAAAAAAATCAACAGGTGGTTTTGTTTCTGTTAGAGGCCAGGGTGCAGTTATGAAAGAAAGATTAAGGTAATGTCTAAAAATTCATTAAGAGATTGGTTTGCAAAGAATGACGGAAAAGGATGGGTTGACTGTAAAACAGGAAAACCATGTGGTCGTAAAAAAGGCGAAAAAAGAGCATATCCCGCTTGTCGCCCAACCATGGCTCAATGTACTTCAGCAGCCAAAAAGAAAACTGGCCCTAAAAGAATTAGTTGGCAAAAAAAATCAACAGGTGGTGAAATGATAAAAGATAAAAGCAAAGCAGATTTAAATAAAGACGGCAAACTTTCTTCTTACGAAAAGAAAAGAGGTATAGCTATTGAAAAAGCTATGGCTCAACAAAATAGAGTAAAAATGAAAAATGGTGGATTTATTGCAAAAGGTTGCGGTCAAGTAATGAACAACCGTAGAAAAGTAACAAGCATATCTTGAGGTAAAAATGACTTTTAAGAAAACAAAAGGGTATAGCGTAAGAAAGATGTCCAAAGGCGGAGCTTTAATGAAGAAGTCTAAGGGCGGAGCTATGATGAAGAAATCAAAAGGCGGATCTATATTAAAGAAATCCAAAGGTGGTTCTTTAATGAAGAAATCAAAAGGGGGTTCTATGATGAAAAAATCTAAGGGCGGAGTTTTAAACAAAAACAGTAAAAAGAAATAACTTTTTAGTTTAAAAAACAACTTACATTTATGTCATACTTACTTAGTAATGTCCCACATTTTAAATGTTGGGTAAGAAGAGAATTTACTCACAATCACGAAAAATACCATGACGAGTATTTACATGCTTTAGTTATTGCAGTAAATACTATTCCAGATAGGTCTTTGAGTTTTCAAGTAGTCTTTACGGGTTGTGAGTCAGATTGTGAAGATAACAACGAGCCGAATATCCATGGCGGAGCTATGTGGGCTAGAATGCCTATCCAAGCTTTAGTAGCTGATATTCCTATGGATGATTTTCCTGAACCAATGGAAGATCATATTGCACAACCTTGGGATTGTGAATCTAGAAACCATTCAGTAATAGTTATGGATAGAGTAAGCTCATCACCTTGGCTTTGTAAATTAGATGGCGAATTTTTTAAAGGAAGATATTTGTTTACTGTTGATTATACTGATTCCGATATTGCTGACGATAGTGCACAACATAAACAATCTCATGTATTATATGTAACAGAAGATTGTAAATGGAAAGGTAACCTAGTAGCCTTACCAAACAACAGAGTAAGGGCTACAAGTCCTGCTCTTTGGGTAACAGGAGATGGTGCTCCTGACTTTAAACCTTCACAATGGACACATTCTGCTGAAGGTCACGAAAGTTACTTAGATCCTGCAATAACTTTTGATAACTTATATGAAGATTAATGGCATTATCAGGTAGCACAAATTTTGAACCAAATGTAACTGAGTTTATAGAAGAGGCTTTTGAAAGATGCGGTATAGAACTCAGAACAGGTTATGATTTAAGAACTGCAAAAAGGTCTATCAATATTATGTTAGCTGAGTGGGCTAACAGAGGCCTTAACCAATGGACTATTGAGCAAACTACTCAAACAGTAACAGAAGGAACCAATAGCTACAGTTTAAATTCTAATGTAATTGATATTTTAGATATGGTTGTTAGAAGAACAACTAATTCTGTTAATACAGACACTAATATGAGCAGAATAAGTAGAAGTGAGTATTTAAATATTCCAAACAAAGATACAAAAGCTAGACCTAATCAATTCTTTTTTGATAAGCAAACAACACCTGCAATAAAGGTTTATCCTACTCCAGAAAATTCTACAGATATATTGGTTTTTAATAAGTTAGTTAGAATGGATGATGCTGATACTGCAACAAATACTATGGATTTGCCCTTTAGGTTTTATCCATGTTTTGCAGCAGGTCTTGCTTACTACATTAGTATAAAAAGAGCTCCACAAAGAACAGCAGAGTTAAAAGCAATCTACGAAGAAGAATTCAGAAGAGCTGCTGACCAAGACGAAGATAAAGCTTCTTTTAGATTAAGGCCTTATTTAAGGAATGTCTAATGGCTTATGCAAGTGGTAAATTTGCATACGCTTTATGTGATAGATGCGGATTTCGATATAAATACAAAGATTTAAGAAAAGAATGGAATGGTGCCAAAACCTGTCGTTCTTGTTATGAAGAAAAACACCCTCAATTAGAAACCACTAGAAATGTTACGGATCCAGAAGCTTTGTACGAAGCTAGGCCTAATACAGATAAAGAGGTCGGAAATGGTAGGATTTCAACTAATAATGATTTAGTTGGCAAAACATTTTTAGGTTTTAAAACAAACTCATCTTTAGGTTCTATAAATGTAATTGAAAACGACAGCTCATTAGATGTAAATGTTACAGGTATTGAATTAACATCTGCACTAGGTTCAATTTCTATAACAGGAAATATAAGTGAAACAGTAACATTATCTACTCTTTTAAGTACATCTTATTTAAATAATCCTTCTATTACTGGTGCTTTACAAACTTACACAGTAACTGTTGTAGGCGGTAATCCTGTTGATCATCCTTACTACAATTTTGGATCTACAAATAAATTTGCTATTAATGGTTATACTGCTACACCATATGTAACTTTGAGTTTAGCTGAAGGAGAAACTTATAGATTTGATCAATCAAACTCAAGTAATAGCGGACATCCATTAAGGTTTTCAACAACTGCTAATGGTACACATGGAGGAGGTTCTGAATATACTACAGGAGTTACTACTAACGGCACTCCAGGTAGTGCTGGGGCATACACTCAAATTACCGTTGCTTCAGGAGCACCTACACTTTATTATTACTGCACTAACCATTCAGGAATGGGCTGGACAGCAAACGTCTCTTAATTTGGTATAATAAATTATGACTTTATCTGAACTAAAAACCTTAATTCAAAACTATGTAGAAAATGACGAAACGACTTTTACAAGTTCTTTGAATGACATAATAAAAAATGCAGAAGAAAGGATATTTGAATTAGTACAGTTTGATTTTTTTAAAAAAAATGTTTCTGGTGTTTTAACTACAGGTAATAGATTTTTGACTGCACCTTCAGATTATGTATTAAGCACTTACTTGGCTGTAATAGATGGTAGTGGAGATTATTCTTATTTAGAAAAAAAACATTCTTCATTTATGCAAGAATATACAGTTGATCCTACAGATGCTTCTTTAAGAGGAAAGCCTTTGTACTATGCTGATTACGATAAAGAATTATCTACTGCATCAAACAATGGTTCTACTTTGGTTATAGCACCAGTACCAGATAGTAATTATTCAGTAGAGTTACAATACGTTTATAAACCAGCTTCCATTGTTACAAACACAACAGGTACTTGGTTATCAACAAATGCTAGAAATGGTTTGTTATTTGCTTGTTTGTCCGAAGCTTATTTATTTATGAAAGGAGACGCACAATTACAAGAGCAATATGAAAAAAGATTTCAAGAGGAAATATCAAGATTGAAAAATAGAGCTGAAGGCAGAGGAAGAAGAGATGAATATCGCTTTGATTCTTTGCGTTCACAAATAACCTAGAGGAGGTAAAAATGGAGAAGATAGAATCCCTTAAAGGGAAAACCATAGCCATAGTAGGCATGGGGAGAAGTTGGCACGATTATAATTTAGCTAAGTCTCATGGCATACATTTTGATGAAGTTTGGGCTATAAATTCTGTTGCAAGTGTAATATTTCACGATAGAGTTTTTATGATGGATCCTCCATCAAGATTTTTAGATAGTGATGATGCGGGAGGACAAACCAAAACTATGCGAACCCTTTTACAGGAACACGATAAGCCAATATATTCTTGTATTACAGATGAAAGATGTCCAACTGTAGTTGAATACCCAATTAAAGAATTAGTAAGAGACACGCATTGTTATTATTTAAATAATACAGTTGCTTATGCAATAGCTTTTGCTTATTGGAATGAAATAAGTAATTTAAAAATGTTTGGAATTGATTTTAGTTATAAAGGTAATTTACACTTTGCAGAAGCTGGCAGAGGGTGTTGTGAATTTTGGCTAGATAAATGTATGCACAAAGAAATACAAGTAGAAGTAGCCAATAGTTCTGCTTTATTAGATTCAAATGAAGATGCTCAAGATAAATTGTATGGTTATCATAGATTAAAAGACCCTATGGTTGTTGTCTTAGACGAAGAAAAAAAATTAAAAGTGTTAAAGAAAAGCGAATATGAATCTTCCATAGTTAATCCTGAAAGAACACCTATTATGGTAGATAGAAATGATCCTAATGTTCTTGGAGAACCAAAAAAATGGTAGATGAAATAACACCAGGTGTTTCTTTTGAGCTAGGCTTGGTTGAAACTAAAACCACTAATCATGGAGGTCATTCTCCTGAGTTTTGGGCTGAAAGACTTACAGAAAAAATAGTTGGGTATTCTGAAGACAATGAACCGCATGTAAAAGAACAAGCTAAAGCTTTTAGAGATGTAATTTACAAAGTTTGTTTAATTTACATAAAAAATGCTATAAAATCATATCAATCCACTTTAAAACAAGATTTAGTTAAAAGTGGAGAAAACGAATTAGCAAAAATTATTAAATAAAATTAAAGGTAAAACATGGCTATTACTTCTACACTAACCTCTAGTTTTAAGAAAGAATTATTGATTGGTAATCATAATTTTACCAACAGTTCGGGAGATACTTACAAACTAGCTTTATACACAAGTTCCGCTACATTAGGAGCAACTACTACTTCTTTTACTACAACTGGTCAAGCAAGTGGCACTAACTACACATCTGGTGGTGGTACTTTAACTAATGTAACTCCAACTATTAGTGGTACAACTGCTATAACTGATTTTTCAGATTTAACATTTAGTACGGCAACAATAACAGCCAGAGGTTGTATGATCTATAACAGTTCTGATTCTAATAAATCAGTAGCTACTATAGATTTTGGTGGAGATAAAACTTCAACTGCTGGAGACTTTACAATAGTTTTTCCTGCAGCAGCAGCTAGTACGGCTATTATTAGAATAGCATAGGAGTAGAGCATGGCTCTTGTCCTTAACGATAGGGTAAAAGAAACCACTACTACTACAGGCACAGGTACAGTTAATTTAGCTGGAGCCGAAATAGGATTTGAAAGTTTTGTAGCTGGCATTGGTAATTCTAATACTTGTTATTACACAATAGCTCATCAATCGGCAAATGAATTTGAAGTTGGCTTAGGCACAGTCACTGACGCTTCTCCAGACACATTATCAAGAACTACGATTATTAGTAGTTCTAACTCAGACTCCGCAGTAAACTTTTCCGCAGGAACTAAAGATGTATTTTGTACACTACCTGCAAGTAAAGCTGTATTTGTAGATGGCTCAGGAGACTTAGAATTTAATGCTCCTGGAGATGATTTTAGTTTTAAAAATTCTTCCAATACGATTGCATTTATTAAAACCACCAATAATGATTTCATTATTCAAAACAATTTAAATGATAAAGACTTCATCTTAAAAGGTTATGACTCTGATGGTGGTGGGTTAAAAACAGGTTTAACTATTGATTACTCTGATGGAGCTACAGCAATCTTCGGTGGAAAAATTCAAGCAAATGATGCTATAAAATTTAATTCAAATACAGGTACTCCAGAGTTTCAATTTTTAGGTTCTGGAACAGAGACAGGAGTAATAAATTTAGGGAGTAGTAATTTTACTATTGAGTCTAAAGTTTCTGATAAAGATATTATATTTAAAGGTGTGGATGGAGGCTCTGATATTACTGCTCTTACTCTAGATATGTCAGATGGTGGTAATGCTATTTTTAATGGAACAGTAAATGCAGGTTTAAAATTTATTGTTAATGCTTGGAATGTAGATGCTGGAGGACGAAATAGATTTTATTTTGCTAATGGTGCTACTACTTATTTTGGAACTGGAAGTACCTATGCTTTTAGAAATGCTAGTGATGTTGATGTTTTTATTGTTGATGGTTCTGGTAATGGTTATTTTGACGGAAATGTTACAGCTTATTACTCAGATGAAAGATTAAAAGATAAACAGGGCAAAATAGAAAATGCTTTAGATAAAGTAGGACAAATTGAAACTTTTTATTTTACAGAAAATGAACTCGCAAAATCTTTAGGACATGCTGAAGATAAAAAACAAGTAGGTGTATCTGCACAATCTGTTAAAGCAGTATTACCAGAAATAGTAGACTTAGCTCCTTTTGATACAGATTCTGAAACAGGTGAGTCTAAATCTGGCGAAGATTATATGACTGTTGATTATGCAAAATTAACTCCATTACTAATTGAAGCTATTAAAGAACTAGAAGCTAGAGTAAAAGAACTAGAGGATAAGTAATGGCTACTCCAAGTTCAGGTGCCATAAGTTTAAATCAAATGCACGTTGAAGCAGGTGGTGGTTCTGGAACACAATGTTCAATAAATGATTCAGATATACGATTAATCGCTAATAAAAGTTCAGGAGCACAAACTGCTTGGGGTGATTATTATAGTCGTGCAAAAGATTTTACTATATCTATGACTACAGGTGGGACTAATATAACTACAACAGGACAATACAGTTCGACTGTTCAAAGATACAGAGGATATTTGAATAGTTCACCCAGTGGTGCAAGTAATATAGGAAGTGTAAGCCCATCCAGTGATACAGATTATTTTTCTAATAATGGTTTTAATGATTTAGTAGTTCATGGGCTACAAGGCTCAACGACTACTTATATAAGAGTTAGAGTTTCAGCAGGAAGTGTAGCTAATAACGATACGGCTTTTAAAAGTGTTGTTATAGGTTCATCAACTTATAATAGAACTGACGCTACTTATGAAACAAGTGGTGGAAGAACACAATGGTACTGGTCTTCAACTACTTCTCCACCTACTAATGATACAGCTGCTTATGCTCCTTTTGCTGCTACAGGTTCTACTACCACAGTAGTCTTTCGTAGGTCAAGATGAGTGAAATTAAATTACAAAAATCAAAAACAGCAGAGGTGGGTACTGATTCTGATATAGACCATGAAGATGTACCTTTTAATAAACTAATTATAAATTTAACTCACCCTGTTCATAAAGAAAAGGTTTATATGGAGTATAGCAAAGCAGATAGTAAGAATGTTTTAAAAGAAAAAGAAAACGAAGTTTATATTGAAGAAAACAATATTGAATATTTAAAAAAACATTGGGAAGCAGACGAATATAGTCAATTTTTACATAGCTCAACTTTAGTACCTGCTAAAGAAGGGGATTTAGGAGAAAATGTAAATAA